AAAACCAATTGCATTTCCCGAATTATAATCTGAAATAGTTTCAAATAGTGAAATTGTGGTATTATTCTCTACTCTAACAAAGTAAGAATTATTATTAAGTAAAGTAGTAGAAGTTCCTATTCCAATTAATAAATTATCATTACCATTAGAGTTGTATACAACTTCTTGACCATCCTTAAAATTGTGCTCTTGTGTAAATTTAATCGTATTTGTTGCAGTCCCTATTCCTCCAGAATCTAAAACTATTCTTCCGTCAAATGAAACCTCTCTGTTTCTTTTTACTAAAATAGGTTCAACTACTACATCAGATACATTTCCTCCACTAATATCAATTGATAATATTTTATTAATATCATAATCCTGATAATCTACATATATCTCTTCTATCGTTCCCGAAATTACTGGATGTACTTTAGCATTAGTTCCAGTATCTGAAGAAATATCAATCAATGGCAAATTCACAACATCATAATTTTTCCCACCATTCAATATAGAGATAGAATCAATAGGACCATAATAAACCTTATCCAAAGATTTATAATTACTAATTTCAACACCATTGATCAACATTCCACTAGAAGTTCCTGGAATAGTAGATTTTCCTGGTCCTTCTATTTTGGTGTTAAGTGGGAATTTCTTTAATATTTTCTGAACACCAATTTCACCTTCTCTTTGTGAATATAATATAAATGAATGTTCTCCAAATTCATAATCAGGTGCTGCAACCTTAACGAAATTGGAAGTTCCTATCAATTCGTTAGTTGTATAAAGTTTTATTTTCTTTGGATCTGATAAAACTTCAACATAGTAAGATCCAGTTTCTAATCCAACCAAAGGAACAGTGAGTGGTTCATAATAAATTAAATCGCCAGTAATGAAAGGAACATTAGAATCTGAACCTATTTCAGAATAATAATCATTACTGTCTTTATCAAATAAATTTACCTCAGAATTTATGGAAAATTTATTCAGCGCCTTTGTTATATTATATCTGTAATTATTTCTATTAGCATCATTACCATCTATTTCCCCAGATGGTAATGAGTTTGATGCAACATAAGCATAACCTGTACCATCAGTATATAAATTCTGAATATCTGAAGATACTACATTGTTTCCAAATTCTATTGGAACACCGTTACTATTTGATGTATTAATTATTCTACGTAGACTGTATTGTTCACCATCAGAATCTGATGCCTGGAAAGATCCAGCAACTCCAACTATGCTGTCAGAAACAATATTATTAACATAAGGATTATCAAAATCAAATACAATGTTTTTTGAGAAACGGTTTACTAATTCTACCCTATCACCTATTTTCAAACTGGATTTATCTACATCGCTTCCTAAAACGATATTTGAACCAAGAGATTTTACATCATAACTTGATGATGTATTATAAATCCAAGAGTTTGCAAATATCTCTTCGTATGTTTTACTATCAGGATTAGAAATAGACCTTCCAAGATGTTTTATAGATATTAAATCACCTTCAGAAACAATAATTTTTTCATTTTTAAGATTTGAAAGAATACCAAGTATTTTTAATTCTACTTTTTTATTCAAATCTCCATTTTCATATCCATAATATGTTTCATCAGATGTAACTGCAGTATTCTTTTCAATCTCTACTTCTATTCCAGAACATCCTAAAAATTGATTGATAGTTTTTCCTGTATATGAAATTTTATTATTTCCAATTGTTATTGTTCCAGAATCAGAAAAACCAATCGTAGAGTCTACGGTAATTACCTTAGATCCAATTGATGAAGATAGTGTTGTTTTTGTATTGGGAGTTATTACAAAATTTCCCTCAACAGCTGTTGGTAAACTATTTCCAATAAAAAGAGATAATCTATAATAAGTAATAGAATTCCTTGTAAAAGGTTCTATTTCAGAAATCGAAGCACTCGTTTGATCATCTGTACTTTTCTTTATAGTTTGTCCAACTAAATTTAGTGGATTTGAATTTTCTGTTAATACTTCTGCTATTGCTATTTCTCTTCTTAAATATTCCGAATATGAGGGTTTTAATAAGTAATCCTCTAAATTTACAATTTTTGGTGTTTCTCCATAGAGAACATTAAATAAAATTCTAAAAGATTCGTTTGTTCCCTTTGATTTGTAAAGAGACGTTGCTTCTTTCAAAAATGTTCCTACATTTAAATCAGAAGTAAAATTTGTTTTTTGTAATTGATTTGTTAAAGTATATTTTATTTTTTCATAAAATTGTTTTAGAAATAGAGAACTTAAATTCTCTACTTTAGATTCTGAGTTGTGGAGTGCTTTATTGCTTTCGGAAAATACTAAATCTTCCCGATTTAAATCTTGACTATATGCAGTAATCCCACTAAAACCACGAATACATCCTGTGAATGATGTTGAAGTTTTTCCTGTATATGTGATTATTTCATCATCAATTTTCAAAAGACCATATTCGTTTGGAAATCCTTTGGTGTTAGAAACAAAGACTTCAGTATCATCTTTCTCTATTGGTGCAGATAATGTTGTAAAACCTACAACAACTTCTGGAGTTAAATTATCTACTTTGAGATATTGGTCAAGGTTTTCAGCAATATCTATTGGACCGCCTTGATACTCTTGAGATATGTAATATTGTTTTAAAAATTCAGATACGTTTGGATTTTCATCCAATATAAAACTTGGAAGTTGGCTCTCAATAATTTGTTGAACCTTAACTCTAGATTCAAATCCAGTCTGTATCATATTAGTTTCTTGTTAGTTTCCCGTTTGAATAACTTGATGTATAATATTCTCTTGTGAAGAGATTTCCAGTTATTTCATCGCCAGAAGCGATTACGTCTCTTAGCATATTTATTTGACTTTTTGAAATATCAAAATCTAAGTATAGATCTTTCAATCCGATTACATCATTAGATTCTGGATACGCTTGAATTTCAATGATGCCATTAGGATTTGATGTTGATGTTATATTCAAAGTGTTCAATATAATTTCGCCCTTAATGTAATCAACAGTTCCAGCATCTTTAGCCACAATCACGTTTCTTCCGGAAGAATCTATTTTAAATATTGAAATATTTCCAGTCTTTGAAGTAAGATTTGGAGTGTCTGTAATGTATACATTGGAAGTTTCTCCAGAAATTTTAAATGCTGTTGATTTTATACTACCTCCCTTTGGATTTACATAAAATCTATTACCAAAACAAATTTCATATTGAGATGCTTGGTTTAAAGATACTTTTAAATCTCTTCTAATCCTAACCTTTGTAATGTTAGATGTGATTGCAGTATTCGTATTGTCTATAGTTTGTAATACTTTACTATACTTAAATCTCCCCCCAAACTTGTTTAGATCTATAGATTCGGAATATTTGATAAGAGTATTAATAACATCTGTTTTTAAACTATCCGGATCTGAAACTTTAGAGTTATCATAATAAACAGCAGAGTCAATCTCAACGTATAACACTTTAAGATCAATAATTTTTTGAGTTATTCCAGATACACTATATTGCTTTAAATCACCCAAAATCCTTGATTTATCAAAATCTGATACGTAAGTTCCATTTTTTGGTTTAATACTCAAAATTACACTTCCATATTCTGGTGGATCCAACTCTTCTCCACCCACAACCGCAATAGACTCTGCATTTGGATAAATTTGTTTAACTATTGCTTCATAATCTCTCGATGTTACTGCCCTATTTTGAGCAGAGTACATTCTTGGGGCATAATATTTTATTGAATTAATTGGTTCAATGTTTCCACCATTGGAAGAGGATTGAACCGTTGTTACAGTTACGTTTCCAACATTAATTAACTCTGAGTTTGATTTTATTACACTTCCCGAAAAAGAGAAATTATTTGCACCATTGCCATCTTCACCATCAGTAACAATGTAATTTGCCGTTATGATAGTACCATCATTATTTTCACCAAGTTTTTTACCAAATATCCCATCACCAAAAATAATTTCATATTTTTCATCTTGAACTTCTTGTAAAAGGTAAATTCTTGAAGATGAATTTACATTCAAAATATTATTAATTAACTTATATTCAATTCCAAGACCACTTTCTAAAGAATTTTTGACATAGACTGATAAAGTTGATGTATCGATAAATAAGTTGTTTATGACAAATCTTTGATCTAAAGATCCATCATAAGTAAATTTTTTGGATAATAAAGTGCCTTGATATATGTCTATATTTTCAAATGTTGCAGTTCCGTCAATTACATTGACAGTTATATCATAAGGAGATGAAAATGTGTAAGTTGTATCATTTGCCTCTCCAACACACACTAAACCTCTTCTTAGTGTAGCTGTAAGACTATCCGTTATATTGCTAATAGAGAAGGTTATAGATGCCTTTGACGCTGTTCTAGATCTAGGAACATACCCAATATTCCTAGCAAGAGACACCACATTCTGTCTAAGTGTTGCAGAATCCAAGAAGGACTCATTCACAATCATATTACTGTTAAATGCAGTAATATATGTGTTATATGCTAGTGTGTCTATAAGAACAGAAAAATTAGACCCTTCAAAATCAAAGTCGCTGAACTTTGAATTGGCACGAAGATAATCCTTTATGGATGTCTTTATCTGATCAAAATCTAAGTTGGTAAATTTAGTAAAAGGCATTTTTTATCTTGTTGCCTCTAAGAGGAATGTATATTCTTGTGTTGGAAACTCCTGTCCAATAATGTCAAATATTACAGTGACATCAAATGAATTTTGATCTGGCTGAGGGTTGACTTCAACTACAACATTATCAACTCTCGGTTCAAAGTTTTCAATTGCTACTAATATTTGACTTTGAATGACAGAAGCAGTACCAAAATCTACAAATTCAAATAAACTATCCCTAATACCAGAACCCAATAATGAGTTAAAAAATCTTTCTGTCGGAATGGTTTCTACAATATTTCTAATAGATCTACGAATCGCGTTCTCATTTTTTAGTATTTGTAGATCCTTTGTTACTGGATGTGGAACAAAGGATAAACTGATGTCTTTGAATGATCTGGATATCCTTCGTTCTGTCATTAGACTAGAGTTTTCTTGATTTTATTTATATTTACTCATGCCACCTTTCAACAAAATCATCAAAACCATGAGCACCACCGCAAGGACGCTCTAAACGATCATCTGGAATTGGGTAGAGTTCCTCATTTTGAGAAATTTTTCTTTGTTTTGATGCTTTTCTAAGGTATTTCTCACTTTCTATCTCAGTAATAAGAGTCATTCCTTGTTCGATGAACAATTCTCCCTTATCAACGTGGTGATGATTTCCCATTTTAGCTCCTGTTTTATTAAAAACAGAACTTTTAGAGGGGTTGCTATCCCTTAGCACTATTTATTTTACGCTCTTGAGCAGTTTTCCAATGGTATTCTTCCTCATTTCCCATTCCGAGACGTTCATATCCACATTCTACCTGATAATATTGAGTCGAAACCTTAAAATCTGGCATTTTTGGTTCAGAAGGTGTTAAACTATTGTCAAAAATACGTAATCTATTGTTTGGATACAGCGCATATTGACCATTGTTCAGTTCAATAAGGTTATGAGACTTGTGTTCGGCAGGATTTTCACTCGTTGCCCAGTCTACCATATCAGGATCACGGTGATAATTGTCGATTGTACAGACATAATTTCCCTTTTGAATGCCAAAGTCGCGTGTATAACACTCAAAGTCCATACTACCAATGAATTTTTTATCAATACTCACCACACCATAGTCCATACAGTTCCAAAACTGTAGATTTGGTAGGTTCATATCGGGGTCTGGTTTTTCTGGACGAGATAAGAAGGCACTGATAGGCAATTTATCATACATCGCAGCATATTCTGGTAAAT